GTGTTAATTCCCGGAGAAGGTATTTTGGCATCTACTGGATTGTATTTAACATTAAGCGCAGGTTCCGTAACTGGGATCACGGTGTTCTATGGCTAAGTCACCAGCATGGCAACGCAAAGAAGGGAAGAATCCGAACGGAGGCTTAAACGCCAAGGGTCGGGCATCCGCAAAGAAGGAGGGGATGAATTTAAAGCCTCCCCAACCCGAGGGCGGATCAAGGAAGAAGTCTTTCTGCGCAAGAATGTCAGGGATGAAAGCAAAACTGACATCACCCAAAACTGCAAATGATCCAGATTCAAGGATCAACAAAAGCCTTCGGGCATGGAAGTGCTAAATGGACAACCATGACGTTAAAGTAATGACCGATGGAGCCGCAGTAGTCATAGGACTGGGCGGTTTTATGGAATGGTTTCCACCTGTTGTGGGGCTAGTTGGTGGTCTGTTGACCATCGTGTGGCTGTGCTTACGTATATGGGAAACCGATACGGTTAAGGCTTGGAGAAAGTAATGCCTAGCACATCTCTTAAACAACATAAATTCATGGAGGCGGTGGCTCACAATCCATCGTTCGCCAAGAAAGCAGGAGTTCCTCAATCTGTTGGACAAGATTTTGCTCAAGCAGATAAAGGGAAAAGTTTCGGTAAAGGCTCAGGGAGTCGTGCTGATATTCAATCAATCAATAGCCCCAAGACCAATCACGGTGAAATGGCTATTATGAAAAAGGGTGGTGTTACTATGGCTTCAAAAATGAATCCTGGCTTCATGGCAATGATGGCTAAGAAAAAAGGTATGAGTAAAATGGCTAACGGCGGTATTACTTCTGCAAAAATGGGTTCAGTTAAAACTGCTGCACCTAGCAAAGACGGCATTGCTACTAAAGGCAAAACTAAAGGCATGATGCCAAAAATGGCTGGTAGCAAGCCTCTCGGTATGAAAAAGGGCGGAAAAGCCTGTTAATTAGGAGCTAATCATGGCGAAGAATCTAGCAGGGCTTGCTGCTCTTGGGGCATTGGGCGTACTATACGATAGGATGAATAGGAATAAAACCGAAGCTCCTGTAGAGGATCGCAGCGGTTCTTTTGAATCCTACGGGCGTGCGGATGATGTTTCTCCTCGCGCTGAAGATCCTTTTATGGAGCCTATTGGTACTACTCCTAGCCTTGATAAGTATTCTTATTCAAACGAGAAAACTATTAATAGCTCGAGTAATAGAACCCCTGCTAGAACCAATAGACCTTCTAATGCAAGTCAAGGCTTAGATGCTAATGGTAAACCACTTCCTTTGAGAGATATTCCTCAACTGTCTGAGCAAATGAATTATGGTCAGGGTAGAGCTACTCAAGGGCCTGTTAGAACAACTCAAGGAGCAAGACCTTACGATCCAACACAAGGCACTGCTCCAAGAGAGGAACCATTGCAAAGTGTTCATCCTGAGACTGCGTTGTTACCCGGAGCTGGTCTTAAAAGCGTAGCTTCTTTAGCTAAGATGTTTGCTAATAAAGATAAAGGCTCTTATTACAATCAGCAAGCATTGGCTAATAATCCTACCCGTCAACTTTCAAGCCCAAGCAAAGCTGAATTAATGGCTAGAGACCGTGCTGCAAGGGCAGAAGCTAAACGTGAAGAAATGCTTAAAGAAAACGCAGCTAACTATGGATTAAATCCTAGCGCACCTGGATACTCAGCGGCGGCTCAATCTTTGCGTGAGAACATTGGCGGTAAAGATTTTACGGTCAAGAAAAAAGGTGGGTCAATTAAAGCCAAAAGCAAACCAATGAAACTGGCTTCAGGCGGATCAATTCGTTCATCAGCATCTAAACGTGGTGATGGTATAGCAAGTAAAGGCCGTACTCGCGGCAAAATGTATTGAGGTGAATCATGGCTCTTGACGATTTAAAACCTAAATTAAATAAGCCTGAGAAGGAAGGGTATACCTACCGTTCCCCCAATCAAACCAACGCTAAAAGTTACTTACCTCATCCTAAAGAAGATGTAGTAGCGTCACAGTCTGCTGATAATGCTAGGATTAAAAAAGGTTTAGACGCACCTGCTGAAAGAGCCTATAACCGTCTACAACAGCAAGAAGCTGGTGGTAGAGCCGTCACCCGTACTGGTGGGCGTGCAGGGGCTGCTGGAGCTGCTCTAGAAGGTGGATATGAGCTTGGTAAATACATAGATGAAAAAACAGGCGTTGGTAAAAAGCTTGTTGAAAAATCTGGTTTAGGTGCTTTGGCTGAAAAAATGGCTACACCTAAAGAAAAAGTTGAGCTTTCTGAAGAATCTAAAGCACGTATTGCTAAAGGAGACTTGGATTCAAAACCTACTAAGTCTTCTTTTAAAGTTAAAAAAGGAACAGAAGTTAGTATCCCTGAAGGTGATATTAAATCTGGCAGTAATGAGAATATTGGTGAAGATATACGACAACGTGCCATGTCTTATGCTAATTCAGATAACTACAAAAAAGGTGGCGTGACTGCTTCTTCTCGTGGTGATGGCATAGCCCAGCGTGGTAAAACTCGTGGAATTTTAATATGATGCCATCTAGAGGCATGGGTGATATCAACCCTTCCAAGATGCCCAAGGCTGTGCGTAAGGCACGCCGTGATGATACGGACTTTACTCAGTATGCTGAAGGCGGGAAAGTAAATGCGGCAGGTAATTACACAAAGCCAAGTTTGCGTAAACGGATTGTGTCTCAGGTAAAAGCCGCAGCTACTCAAGGAACAGGTGCAGGACAATGGTCAGCACGTAAAGCACAGCTTGTAGCAAAAAGGTACAAGGCGGCAGGCGGGGGTTATAAAGATTGAAAGCGCCACAGCAATCCCTTAAAAATTGGGGCGACCAGAAATGGCGTACCAAATCAGGGAAGCCTTCTTCAAAAACTGGAGAAAGGTATCTACCAGAGGCGGCAATCAAGTCTTTATCACCAGCAGAGTATGCGGCTACTACCAAAGCGAAGCGTATTGGTAAAGCGTCAGGTAAACAATTTGTAGCGCAACCTAAAACAATTGCAAAGAAAACAGCAGGATTTAGATAATGGCTACCACATCAGGATCATCATCGTTTAATTTAGACCTCTCTGAGATCGTTGAGGAGGCGTTTGAGCGTGTGGGTTCTGAGATGAGGACTGGATACGACCTCAGAAGTGCTAGGCGTAGTCTTAATATTATGTTTGCTGACTGGGCAAACCGTGGAATCAATATGTGGACGATTGATTCTGGTGTTATTAACCTTGTACAAGGCTTAAATACCTACGCTTTGCCCAACGATACGGTGGATTTGATTGAGCATGTGATCCGTACAAACGCCAATAGCACATCAAATCAATCGGATTTGACCATTACCCGTATTAGTGTTTCTACCTACGCCACATTACCTAACAAGTTAACCCAAGCCAGACCCATTCAAGTATGGGTTCAACGCATGGATGGGCAACAATACGCAACCACAGCAACATTAACAACGGCTATCAGCGCCACAGATACAACTCTTACTCTTTCTACCACTGTAGGTTTACCTTCAACTGGGTTTATTAAGATTCAAGATGAAACAATCAACTATGGGTATGTCAGTGGTAACCAATTGGGTAACTGTTTCCGTGGACAAAACAATACTACAGCAGCTACCCATGCAATTGGGACGCTAATTAGCTATCAGAATCTTCCAGCTTTCACGGTTTGGCCTACTCCTGATGGGTCACAATCGTATCAATTTGTCTATTGGAGACTACGCCGTACGCAGGATGCGGGCGGTGGCGTTAATGTAATGGACATACCATTTAGATTTATACCCTGCATGATTGCAGGTTTGGCTTATTACATTGGAATTAAGACTCCAGAGGGCGTTAATCGTCTTCCTGTCTTAAAAGCCCAATATGATGAAGCCTGGGAATTAGCGGCTGGCGAGGACAGAGAGACAGCGGCGCAGAGATTTGTTCCTCGTCAACAGTACATTATGGGGACGTAATGGGTAATAAGTTTGCATCTGGCAGGAACGCAATTGCCGAATGTGATCGGTGCGGATACAGGTATAAATTAACTGTTCTTAGAAAAGAAATTGTTAAGACCAAGGTCTATAACTTATTGGTTTGTCCATCTTGTTGGGATCCAGATCAGCCTCAGTTGCAACTGGGTATGTTTCCTGTAGATGATCCACAAGGTTTGAGAGATCCAAGACCGGATTTAAGCTATCAAGCTTCTGGGTTATTAGCAGATGGCTATCAAGGTGAAGGTAGCCGTACGTTTCAATGGGGATGGAATCCTGTAGGTGGGGCGAGTCAGTTTGATACGACTTTAACGCCAAACTACTTGATGCCCGAGGTGCAAGTTGGTACAGTTATAATATCTACAACGTAGGAGTTAATGATGGATAAAGAAGACATGAAACAAGACAAGGCTATGATTAAAAAAGCCTTCAAACAACATGATATGCAAGAGCATAAAGGCGGTAAAGGTACTAGCCTGAAGCTTGCCGCAGGTGGCGTTACCAGTAAAGCGATGATGACAATGGGTCGCAACATGGCTCGTGTTGCCAATCAGAAGCACACCGGAAGGGGTCGATAATGGCTACATTTAGTAAAAAAATGGGCGGTAAAGAAGTAGGCAATGCTATGACGTATGCCGTTCCTCATACTTCAACAGGTAAACCTGCTCCTATTCAAGAAGCTGGGTTATGTGATAACAAAGAATATTTGCGTAACGCTAACGTGTCTGTCGCCAATACCCACAGCAATGACTATCCAGCTCCTAAAACGACTGGAATCAAAATGCGTGGTACAGGTGCAGCAACTAAAGGCTTGATGTGTAGAGGCCCAATGGCATGAACTATACGGATTTAAAGACGGCGATTAAGGATTACACCCAAAACTACGAAACTACTTTCGTAGCGGATTTGCCTGTCTTTATTTCTCAAGCTGAACAACGTATTTATAACTCTGTCCAATTCCCTTCGTTGCGTAAAAACGTGACGGGGATTTTGACTGCGAGTAATAAATATTTAAGTTGTCCTAATGATTACTTAGCGTCATATTCTTTAGCGGTCTATAACTTAGCTACTCCTACAGCCACAGGTACAGCGGGTTTGTATACCATCACGGTATCAAGTGCTACAGGGATAGCATTGCAACAATATGTAACAGGTACAGGTATTGGTACAGGCGCGTATGTCGTGGCTATATCGGGTACAACTATTACTTTGTCTGTTGTTAACAGCGGTACAGTATCTGGTGCAATGAGTTTTCAAAGTGATTTTTTATATTTGCTTAACAAAGATGTTAACTTTATTAGACAAGCATATCCTGGCCCCGCAGCTACTGGTGTACCTCAATACTATGCTTTGTTTGGTCCAACCATATCTGGCGCTACGATCACTAATGAATTGACTTTTATTCTTGGGCCAACACCTGATGCTAACTATTATGCTGAGTTGCATTATTACTATTATCCTGAGTCTATTACAACCGCCTCCAGTGGTACGACTTGGCTTGGTGATAATTTTGATAGTGTGCTATTGTATGGTTCCTTGGTCGAAGCTTATACCTTTATGAAAGGTGAGCAAGACATGATGTCTTTATACAATGGTAAATACCAAGAAGCTTTAGCCCTTGCTAAACGTCTGGGCGATGGCCTGGAGCGTCAAGATGCTTATCGTTCTGGTCAATTTAGACAGGCGGTCACCTGATGCTTTATCAAACGGCTACTACCAGCTTTAAGGTGCAGTTAGCTCAGGGTTTACATAACTTTGGGCCAACTAGCCCTAATACGTTTAACATTGCTTTGTTTACGGCAAATGCTGATTTAAGTGCGTCAACTACGCAGTATGTATCAAGTATGGTTGGAGAGTTACCTACGGGTAACGGGTATACGCAAGGTGGACAACAACTTGTAATTTCTGTAACTCCA